AACGTCCAAACCAGTGGAAGAAGGGTTGGACGCTCTCCAAGAAAGAATTGAAGATGTATTTGGATGAGTTGATGCCTCAGAAGGCTGAGGAGGTTATGAATGAGATTGTTAAACGCCAAGAGGCAAAGATGGTGGAGACTGATTACGGATTTGAGCTGAAGGTTGTGAAGAAGAAGGATTGAGAGTTATCTCGATCTCATGAAGTGTTCGCTGAATATCTGCTAGATGACGTTTTGCTTGGTCCAGGTTTTCACGTGGGAGAAACCCACTCTGGATACGCGTAAGATTACACACGAGCGAACCATTTGTGCTCAACAGACGAGTAGCCAGAGTAGACAAAGGCTTCACCATCAACGTGATATGAATATCACTAACACAATATTTTTAAGTGCTACATCCCACAAGGGGACTTCAGTACCCGTCATCCACCCGCTCGACGAAGTAGTTTAGGAGCTTGTCGGACATATCACGAACACTGAACTCCCAGACGCCACTCCAGTTGGGACGAATAATCTTGCGAACATCCTTGATTCCATCGAGGATGGCGTGGCGGTCGACATATTTGCGATTCACGTGAGTTCCGTGATAGAGGTGGTAGACAGCTCCGGATGTACATGTAATCTTTGGCTTGGGTTGTTTGTCAAACTCTTCATATGCCGGAACCAGAGCGGGCTTGAGGTATGTAGTTGGAAACTTGATACCCAACCACGCAGCGGCAGACAATGTATCACCACTACCCGTAATTCCGTATTCAAAAAATCCAACCTTCTTATACCATTTGCGGTTGAATGCCCACGCAAATCCAGGATGTAGTTTGTGATCAAACGTCTTTTTCTTATCCATATAGATCACTGATTCACGTATCTGTGTGACATTGGTGTAGGTTAGATCCATCCAAACTGCAGTGGTGAATGGTTGAACAACATCGTGATCATACAGTGCATCTGATACTTCACTATACCAGTCTGGATTACCAAAGATAATGTCTGCATCCATGAACATCACCTTGGAGTAATACCACGGGATCATCCCTTCTAGAAGAGTGCATAACCTCTCCTTGTGAAACATATGGGACTTACCATATACATGAAAGGCATTCTTGATCTCTGGTTCGCTCTTGTAGAACACTAACTCAAGAGTGTAGTATGGGATTTTTGCAAGTTTTAGCTTTTCAATTGTGTAGAAGTAGTTCATCAACATACGCTTGGACTTTGCGGGGTTGAAGAAGACAAACCCGATTGCCATGTCTCGTTTCCAAGCACTCCTGTATCGCACGGTGGATACATCAATGAATCCGCCTGGATGAACTTTAGGAGGTGCATCCGGCAGGGCCGTATACATCATCGACTGAGCGGTTCCCATTGTGTAAGAAAACGGATAAAAGATTGGAAATAACACCTAAATCAAATGAGCGATGTATACTCACCTTATAATCCTAGGAATCGGTTCTTCACTGAAAAGGACATTCACCGCATTCTCCATCGTCACGGACTACCACACTACAGGATTTCAAACCAGAAGATCTTCCAGACTGCAATGGTTCATACAACCTATGTCAAGCGATCTGACTATACCACACCCGATGGACGACCGGCGTCTCTTGCTCCGTGTCCATCTGGCGTAATGCCTCTACAAGATGAGTCGTATGAATGCCTAGAGTTTGAAGGCGACTCGGTGTTGGGTGTTTGTGTAGCCACCTATCTGCGTCGGAAGTATCCGGAGAAGAAGCAGGGGTTCCTGACCGATGCTCGTAAGGAACTTGTGAACAATGAACGGATTGGTGCTTTGTGTCAAAAGGTTGGATTGGACATGTATTATGTCATCTCTCGCCATAACGAAGAGTCTGTAGCAATCAATGGACGTAAGAACATTCAGAAGTTGGGTGATATCTTTGAGGCATTCATTGGTGCATTATGGACCGATTGCGGAAACCGATTTAACATTGTCTATCCATTCGTCACGACCGTCCTGGAAGCCTATCTAGACATTCAGGATGTTGTGACCACGATTACAAACTACAAGGACATTTACCAAAAGTATTGTCAGCGAGAATACGGTTGCACTCCAACCTATACAATGCTAGATCCTTACGATGATGGTCGGATTCGGGTATGCATTGTGCTCAAGGGAAACAACGTAGAGTTTGGTGAAGGCACAACACGTAAAAAGGCAGAACAGATGGCAGCTAAGAAGGCACTTGAGAAGCTTAATGCTTTGCCTTCTGCGTAATCACCCTTCCCTTCCGCCCACACGTGAACCTCTTTAGAGTTCGGCCCCTTGTCTGCAAAACAGAATTAACACAAATCGCAATCGGACCTTTTTCATTCTTCACTGTCTTGCGAACCTTCTTGATACACTTGCAGAATCGCTGAGTCTGATTGAGTTTTCGAGCACCGGCGCGTACAGGGGCGGGATCGGAGTCTGGAGAAAGCGAATATTTAGAAAGAGGCGGATCTTCAACAATAACCTTGTTTCCAAGAAAATTCATTGGAATGTGGAGTTCGTAGCCGCTCGTGGCGTACCCAATTAGCATGATCGCTGACGCCCGACCCTGCGGTGTTTCTCCGGCGATTGGGTACTTAGCTGCCATTAACTTTTCCTCTGCAGTCGCATCAACTTCAAACAACGCCCATTGACCATCTGTTTTAAAAACACGAGCAATGATCTTAGTTTCACCAGGCTTATCACGAAGTCTTAAGCTTACTTTTTTCCATTTATTAGATCCAATCCAATCTTCCCATAATTGAACTGAAGAGTTTTGAGACACCTCGGGAACTGGCTCGGGAACAGGTGGAGCAACCAAAGTCGCAGGAATAGTGGCCGATGGTACATTTGTGTCAAACATGACGTCAATCGCTTGATGAATCTTGTCCATCATCTGATTTGTCGGGATTGTCTTATCCTTCCACAAAGTCGCCATAGTAGTTCCAAATGTCTTCACAACAGCACTACTAAGAAGGTCCTGTCGTTTTGCCCCTGCAGCCAAAGATGCCACATCATAGAACTTCATAAATCGGTGGCTTGTTGAGTCATCGTTCAGCTTGATCGGACACGTTTCCATGATGTCGCAGGGCCCCTTGAACTGTGGATAGAACGAGTGCCGTTCGCGAGCAGCTTGATTCCGAAGTTCCCAACGATTAATAAATTTCTTGAACCCTTTGATACCAACTGCAGCGCGTCCCCAGTCGTGCATGACGATATGATCGCCCATCCATGCAATGTTGTTGAAGTGAGCATCTGTGTGGATCACGTTCTCATTGTTCAGATATGCAACTGCATGGAAGAGTTTCCTGAGTTGTGCAAGAATCTCGGCCTTCGGACGTTGGCTTCGACCTACATCTTCATTCTGACGAAGTGTAATGAAATTGACCTTTCCAGGATACGGACCTGCAGCTTTAATTTCATTATAATTGGCGCTGCAGCTTCTAGGTACATCTGCAGGAGAACGGGGAATACTACGGATATCTGAATCCTTAAATAACGGTGTGCATGTCGCAACTGCCACGTTGAAAAACTTTTCGATCTCTTTATCCGGGTACTTTTCCTGGATACGGTGGATAGCTGCTTTCACTGCTGCTTGATTACTAACTTCTTCTCCGTCCTCTGTTTTCTTATTTACAACTCGTGAGATGTAGTCACCAGGTGGGAGCACCTCAGGTTTTTGAGTTCCAGGAACACACGCAACTTGAGGAGAATAGACACATGTATCTGCGCCTTGTGCGATAAATGCACCACCGCGCCTCATTGTGTCAAACGCAGAAGAATATATCCTCGCAAAGAATAAACATAAATGGGTGGAGGTCTTCTTCAACTAGTCGCTTATGGTGCTCAGGATGCGTACATTACGGGAAACCCCCACATCACCTTCTGGAAGGTGCTCTACAAGCGTCATACCAACTTTGCAATGGAGGCGTTTCGCGTGAACTTCACTGGCGCCCCTCAATATGGACAGCGCGTTGTTGCCGTTGTGAACCGCAACGCTGACCTGATGTACAAGACGTACCTTGAAGTCCAGCTTCCCGACACATCTACTGCAGCAAGTGGAACGGGTGTTAAGTGGACAGCTGCCTGGGAGCGTCGTCTTGGCTACCAGCTCCTCAAGAAGATTGAGGTTGAGATTGGTGGTCAGATCATCGACACCCACTACGGTGAGTGGCTCTTCCTCTGGGAGAACTTGACGTCTAGCTTCGATAACTCTGTCAAGATGGACTCGATGGTAGGTGGATACCTCGGCGGCACGGAGACAACTGCCGTGTCTTGCGGTGGTCGCCCCGCGATCCTCTATATCCCCCTCCAGTTCTGGTTCTGCCGCAACCCTGGTCTGGCCCTCCCTCTGATCGCTCTCCAGTACCACGAGGTGCGCATCAACGTGACTCTGTCCCCTGCAACTGATCTTGTGACTGCGACGACGCCTGGAAGTACAACAGTTTCCGCGGCTGCGGCGAACCTGCCCCAGCTCAAGGACATGTCGTTGTACATCGACTACATCTACCTGGATGTGGATGAGCGTCGCCGGTTTGCCCAGCAGTCTCACGAGTATCTAATTGACCAGCTCCAGTTCGGTCTCCAGCAGACGCTCACAACGTCCTCTGCGCGTATCGACCTTACACTGAACCACCCAGTCAAGGAATTGGTGTGGGTTTTCCAGGATGCCCGCAAGACAGACTGCGGTTCTACGCTCACCCTCAACGCTGGCTACACCCAGCCGTTTAGCTACGACGACATCGCGAACCGTTGCCGTATCCAGATCAACGGACAGGATCGCTTCGACGAGCGATATGGTGACTACTTCTGGAAGGTTCAGCCCTACCAGCACCACACGGGCGGTGCCTTCTTCCCGATGCGCTCCCAGGTGATTGCTCCCGCGGCACTGACGGTCCTTGCTGGCTCGTGCACTGTGACTGGCGATGTTCTTACGGTTGGTGCTGATCCGGCGGGTGGTACAGCGCCACAACAGTTGATCATCGAGGGTGCACTCGTGACGACGACCGCTGGAACTACATTCGCCCCAGGAACGATCATTCAGTCCTACGGAACGGGATCGGGCCAACAGGGAACCTATCAGCTCAGCGAGCCTGTTCTCACAACTGGCACCACCACAGGTCTCAGCGTCATCTTTACGCTCCCGAACTTACAGTACACTCCTCACGAGAACCCGATCAATGTGTACTCGTTTGCTCTCCAGCCCGAGGAGCACCAGCCATCTGGCACTTGTAACTTCTCTCGCATCGACACGACTACACTCGTGTTTGACAGTATCACAACAACTGGTATTGCGAAGCCCACTAAGACGACACCGTTCAACTTCCGTATGTATGCCGTGAACTACAACATCTTCCGGGTGATGTCTGGTATGGGCGGTCTTGCATACAGCAACTAAAGTAGCTTCCTTTCACCAACTAAAGCATTAAGTATAATGATCAAGTTGGTTCTTGTTTGTATTGCAATTGCATGTACATTGTGGGTTCTCTCGCACCCAACAACCTTTTTTAGAAAAGAGGCACCCACTACACGTTTGTATT